AATACATCGTGGTTATCCGTTCGATACCAGATAGGTTCATAATCATTGAATGCGATGTCAACGAAGCACATAATCAGGTCGTGACAGATGCGTTTCGTAGTAAGTGCATCAAGAATCGACCAAAGTTTACCAAACATCTATCAAACCCCAACAAAGCGAAAGCAGATGCGCTTCGTGAGTACATCAAAACAGGGAAGATGGCATTTTAGACAGCAGGACACCAAAAACCCTAGCGTAATTGCTAGGGTTTTGGCGGAGAAAAATAGAAGTCCAATTAACGAATGAAGAACCACCACCACACAGGTAGTATACCATTCCCATATAAGAAAAGCAAGATTACATTTTAATTACAACCAAAATTGGGGTTGACATTTCAAAATAAGTAGATTACAATCTAAATGTACCAAAAGGAGGGTATATGATAGAGAAAAGAAAAGCAGGTAGACCCAAAGATTCGACTGAATCAACAATGTTGCGAATGCGATTGCCGTGGTCGTTACACACAATGATTAAGGACTTCGCACAATCGAATCGACTGTCGTTGACAAACGCAGTAGTGTATTTGTTGGAAATTGGACTGAAACACACACAAGGAGAAAAGTAATGAAAACGATTAACGAATTGAAGAACGAATCACGATGGATGTGTTACGACCACAACAAGAAACCACGGAATCCCAAAACACTTGCGTTCGGTGGTCACACAAATCCTGAAAACTTGGTTTCGTACCATGATGCGACTGCTACCATGATTGCACACAACGACATTAAGGGTGTTGGTGTCGTGTTCTATGGTGATGGGTTGGTTGGTATTGACCTAGACGACTGCATCGAAACCGTTGATGGGAATGACGTGATTCAACCCTACGCACAATTCCTTATCGCACTTGCAGAATCGTACACCGAACGTTCACCAAGTGGTAAGGGAATCCACATTCTCGGATATGGTAAGTTGCCAAAAGCACTTACCATCACCAAAATTGATGGTACGAACGTTGAAGCATACGAGAATGGTCGATACTTCACATTCACAGAGGACATGATTAGCGATAGCGATGCAATCAGCAACATACAGCACGTCATAGACGAAATCTATAGTCATGTGACTGGTGATACGCACAAAGAACGACAGGAAGTCCTGAAACCTGAATCGCTGTCACCACAGAGAGTTTCATACGACCACGACAACCCACCAAGTAGTGAGTATATGCGTGATTTGTACGAACGACTAGTCGAACGTGCTGTTAGTATGATGGATAGAGCAACAGATGGTGATAGACACCATATGCGTGTTCGTGCAGGTCGTTTAATGGGTGGCATCGCACAAGCGTTCCGTGATGCAGGTAGACATACACATTCTGATGAAGCACTTATCGAAATGATATACGACAGATGTATACCTGAAAACAACCAACGACGTGAAATGAGAGCAATCGAAGCAGGGTTTAACCACGGTGTTAAGTTTCCTGTGCGATTAGAGGATTACTATCCAAAGCGTCGTGCACAGCAATCGGTGTCAACTAATGCACCAAAGAAAAGAATCATCAACGAGGAAACAGGTGAAGTAATGGATAACCCAACACAAGATAAAGAGTATTTCCTGACTGATGCAGGGAATGCAGAAAGATTTGCCGATAAGTATAGCGACAGATTGCGTTGGGTTGCTGATGATGAAGATTGGATAGAATGGACTGGCACGCACTGGCGACGACGTGTGAATGCACCAACCATCTACCGATATGCACTTGACCTGACGAATGACATTCACCATAGTGCTATCAGAAATGGCATGATAGATTCTGCCATTGGGAAATGGGCAAAAGCATCACAAAGTGGTGCACGTATCAAAGAAATGGTTAATTTGGCAAAATCGTATATGTCAGTAACGACCAATCAATTCGACAATCACCCACACTTACTGAATGTCCTCAATGGTGTTGTAGACCTACGCACAGGTCAAGTGATGCCACATAATAAAGAGTATTTCTTCACCAAGTACATACCGATTGCATACGACCCAAAAGCAAACCGTGATTATTGGATTAACTTCCTGAAAACAATATTCAGCAACGATGACGAATTGATTTCCTACATGCAACGTGCTGTTGGATATACGTTGACAGGTAGCACAGATGAACATTGTTTGTTCTTCTGCTACGGTGGTGGTGGTAATGGTAAGAGCACGTTTATCAAAGCACTTGAAATGATTACAAGTGGTGAAAGCGAAAGTTCACGTGAATCATACAATAGTGTTGCTGACATCGAAGCACTGTTAGACACCCAACGAAATGCGAATCAGGCAAACATGCACGTGTATAACCTATATAAAACACGATTAGCAATCCTGCAGGAAATGCCTGAAAATCGCAAGATGAATGAATCGCTTGTCAAAAGTTTGACAGGTGGTGACAGAATATCAGCACGTGAACTGTATCATGGTTACATCACATTCGCACCAACGCATAAAATGTGGATTAGCGGTAACTATAAACCACGTGTAACAGGGACTGACAACGGTATTTGGCGACGTTTGAAGATTATTCCGTTTCTTGCACAAATCAGCAAAGACAAGATTAGACCAACATCAGAAATCGAACGTGAGTTCCATCAAAACCGTTCTTCGATTTTAAGTTGGGCTATTGATGGCGCAATCGAATGGTATAAGAACCGACTTGGTGAATGCGATGCAGTTGACAATGCGACTGCGATGTATCGTAAGGAAGAAGATACTGTATCACGATTCATTCAGGACAGATGCGTTGTTGGTGGTACATACAGAGCAAATAAGCAAGACCTGTACGATGTATGGAAAGAATGGGCGCAAGATGAGGGTGATATGACTGCGATGCGAAAGTCAAGTAAGTGGTTGTCGTTGCAGTTGACCACACGCTTTGATTGCTCGTATGCAGGTAGTGGTAATAAGTATCTTGTTGGAATCGGTATCTTGAAAGATGATGGGACTGCCGACAAAGCACCGATTGCATTCAGTGTGATTAGACAACCTGCTGAAGTCAACTAATTTCAGTAGGAAGTGTACGATGGTACGATTGTGTTCAAAAATTGCATAAAAGTTTGTATTTGATTTTCTCATATAGGACTTTATGCAAAATCGAAACACAATCGTACCATCGTATTTTTATTCCATTACTGCATTCCTGACATCGCAGTTGGGGAGGGTTTAAAATGGGAGTTTGGATTTAAAATGGCAGTTTGAGGGGTGTTTTGGAAACTTTTTGAAATTATTTTCTCATGAAAAACTTTCCAAAATAGGGGTCAAACTCCCATTTTATTTTCAAACTCCCATTTTACTTCCATACTGCATATCGACTGTATATAAAACTGACAAAATAATAGTGATAATAGTAGAAGCATATTTTTATTAACCCAATGCGTGTACGTATTTTTGGAAAAAATGGAAAGTTATCCACATGTTATCCACATGTTATCCACATTTCTCAAAACGAGAATAATTTGCATGGGTTGGTATAATATAAGTAGTCGATGTTGTTCTTGTGACACGCTTCATTGACTGACAATACTAAATAGCGAAGCGGTAATGGGGGTGTTTAGATATGACTGATTTTTATGTGCAACGTGAACAATGGCACACAGCGGATAAGTTCCGTGAACATCTATCTAAACATTCCCCACTTGTCGCACCGTGGGTGCAGGGTGTTGTGATTCATCACACATGGCGACCTGAAGTAAGTCAATGGCGAGGACAAACAACGTTCGATGGTATCGTTAATTATTACAAAGCAAAGCGACCACGATGGAACTCTGCACCACATTTATTCATAGTGACAGGTTCACCGAATCCAATCAACGATGGCATTTGGCAGATGACACCGCTCAACATAGAGGGTACACATGCAGGTGCATGGAATCGAACGCATTGGGGAATCGAAGTGGTAGGGAATTACGATACAAGTGCGTGGTCAACAACCACAAAAGAATTGTTGTACGACGCAATCATGATTCTCTTTGCATGGCGCAATATACAGGTATCACGGCAGTCAGTATTAGGACATCGTGAAACAGGTTCAAAGAAGTCATGCCCTGGGAAATTGATAAATATGAACACCGTTCGTAGTGAATTACTGCAACGACAGGGAGGAATGTAGCATGTCACCAACTGACTTGACATCGTTGGAAGTCGCACTGACACGTGTAGAAGCGACAATCGTTGGTCGTATTGACGACTTGGTTCGCAGAGTAGATGGCTTTGAGAGAAAGATAGATAAGCATCAACTGCAAATCACAGAACTTGAAAAAGAAGTCTATCTTTGGAAACGCATAGCCGCAATCGGTGGTGTTATCTTTCCATTGATACTGAAGTATTTGGTGCCATAATGAACGACATCTACTACACACTTACAGGGTGTCTAGTGTTGTTGTTTTTCGCAATCATCATGACGATACCGATTGCATTGGTCGTGTTCGTGATAGCAAAGTTATCAGGAGGATAGAATGGAAGCACGTAAGGAATGGTATAAGAGTAGAACGATTTGGATTAACATCATCAGTCTACTGATAATGGTAATCACCACGTTAGCAGGTTGGAATGAGTTCAAAGAGTACGCACCTGAAATGCTCGCTACTGTCAATGCGCTGAATATCGTAATCAGATTCTTGACATCAGAGGGGATTAAATAATATGCCACCACAGAAACAAAACAACAAGTGGCGTTTCTGTGTACGTGATGCAAACAATCGAACCAAGTGGTTGTCGTTCAATTCGTATGATGAATGTCATACTGAATGGCAACGATACATCAACCGTAGAAAGCATGAAGCGGTTGACGCTGTTGAAATACCTGTTATCGAACAGGAAGATTCGATAGACCTGCTTTGGCAACAAGCATATACGTACAACAGAGAACGCAAGAAAGAAACACACGCAATCATCGTTCCAAATAGACCATTTGCAATCGCATTCTTATCTGACTTGCACATTGGGTCAAGTGGTACTGATTACATCGCACTTCGCAGGGATGCAGAAACCATCAGGGACACAGAGGGAATGTATGCTGTGTTTCATGGTGATGGTATTGATAATTGGATAATACCAAAGATGCAGGGACTTCAACGAGGACAGGTAATGCCATTCGATGATGAACTTGCATTATTTAAAGCATGGATTACGACCATCAGTAGTAAGTTGTTGGTGGTAGTAGCAGGGAATCATGATAATTGGACAACCAAGTTATCAGGTTTCGATTGGTTGAAGTCGATAACCCCACAGCACGCATTGTACGACCCACAACAAATCACATTCGACATACACTTTGGTGACAATGCTGTGCGATTCTGTGTACGACACAAATGGCGTGGTAATTCGATACTGAACCCTACACACGCATTGGAACGTGGTGCAAGGGATATAGATGCTGACATCTACGTTGGTGGTCATACGCACATTGGTACATTGTTTCGTTCGTTCGTAGTGCGTGATAGGGACAGGATTGCTGTCCTGACAGGTACATACAAAGTATCAGATGCGTTTGGTCGTGAAATTGGTGTCCCTGATTCGATGCACCGTGGTTGTGGTGCTGTCGTATTTGATACTGATGGGTCGATGACGTGGATTCGCAATCTAGATGAAGCATCACGATACCTGCGATTCAAACAACAGGAGTATAGTAATGGGTAAAGGAAAGACGCTTCCTAACACCGATAAGCCTCGTTCGACTGCACCGAAAGGGACACGGACATCAGGAAACAGGAATATATCAAAGTACATCGACACCAAAACAGGTGAGTTCAAAGAGGGTGTCAGTCAACAGGTTCGTGATAATCCTGAATCCATCGAAGCGTATCGAACGTGGATGAAAGTGAGAGGGATAAAGAAAGCATTCATCGCTACATTCTCTGAATGTGGCAATATGAGCATCGCTTGTAACATCGTTGGGATTCACCCAATGACGGTGTATGGGTGGTTGCGTACTGACGAAACATTCCAAGAGGATTACAACGTCGCAATCGACTTCGCAATATCGACATTGGAAATGGAAGCACGACGACGAGCATTAGAGGGTTCTGACAGGTTGTTAGAGTTCCTACTGAAAAGTCTAAAACCCGAGGTGTATCGTGAACGATATGAAGTCAAACAGGAAGTATCAGCAGACTATGTTATCGACATCAGTCCCCAACGCATCGAACAAAGTCAAAACATTATTGCATCCGCAGTTGACGTTACCCCAAAGGATGTTCTTGCAGAGTAATGCAGAGTACCGATTGTTTCGTGCAGGTCGTGGTGCAGGTAAGTCGTATGCAGGTTCGCTACTCTGTTTGATGCAACCACCAAACACGACAGGAATTGTAATGGCACCAACATACGGAATGCTTCGTGATGGTGCGATGAAGATTATCCTAGACATCGCACAACGTGCAGGTATCGTGGTTGATTGGAATAAAACCGAGGGTGAATTGGTTCTGCTAGGGAATCGCATCATCAAGTTCCGTAGTGTTGACAACGTGAACCGAATCCGTGGTAATTCTGTTGGGTGGTTGTACTTCGATGAAATGTGTTACATGAATCCTGAAGTGTGGACTGTAGCACTTGGTGCTAGACGACAGAACCCAATGAAAGTATGGGCAACCACGACACCCAATGGTAAGGACTTCGTGTATCACATTTGGAATACTGACGACCCTGCATTCGAAATATTTGGCAGTTCAAGTGCTGACAACATCTTTGCACCAAAAGGGTTCGTGACATCACTTCGCAGTCAAATGACTGAAGAACAATGGCGACAGGAGGGACTTGGTGAAATCATAGACCCATCAGGAACGATGTTCAACAGAGCATGGTTCAAATATGCTGAAGAGCATGAAATCCCAAAGAAACTATCATGGTATAGGTATTGGGATTTGGCTATGACGACTAGAGCATCATCTGACTTCACTGCAAGTGCGAAAGTAGCGATTGACGAACAAGGTACAATGTATGTAGGGGATATTATCCAAATTAAAGCGGAATATCCTGAAGTTCGCAAGTTGATAATCGAAACCGCTTTACAAGAACCTGATGTTATTGTTGGTATCGAAGAAGCGGTAAGTGGTTATGCGGCTATCCAAGAAATACGACGTGTACCTGAACTGTCTAGCACTACCATTCGTGGTGTAAGTGTTGACAAAGACAAGATGAGCAGGGCTATGCCGTGGGCTAGTCGAGCAGAAAGTGGTCAGGTAAAACTGAAATACGCAAAGTGGAATCGAATGTTTCTTGACGAAGTGACATTCTTTCCAAAAGGAGAACATGACGATATGGTAGATGCTGTATCAGGTGCTTTGCAGATGATTAGCAAGCGCAAAATTGATTGGGTGGTGTTGTAATGGCAATAGAAACACTACCATCATTTATGGATTCGCTTCGCACAAGCGACAAGTTGGGTGGTACTTGGGATGCGTACTGCCGTGTCCCTACGTTGTATCGTTCAGTCAACTTGCGTGCTGATGCGTTAAGTTCAGTCCCATACCGAATCGAACGACGCAATCGAAGCGTGGATTGGATGTTCGCTACCACGTTACCTGAATTGCTTCGCAACACCGAATTGTCGCTTCTGTTAACAGGTGCGTCGTTTTGGTTGCGTATCATGAAAGGGAATGTCCTTATTGGGTTTCAGGTGTTGAATCCGTACACCATCGAGGTGTCGATAGACCAAAACAAAATAAACCCAATGAACCCTATACAGTCAATGACATTCACCCAAACTATCAATGGCAAGAAAGTTGGGACATGGACTGCAGATGACATCATCTATTTCCGTGAAATGTCATTCTCTGATGAAGTGCGACATGGATTGCCACCTGTTGCAGTCGCATTACAAGCAAGTCAATTACAGTACTATCAGGAACGGTTCACGTCAGCATTCTTTGAGCATGGTGCTCAACCTGTCACCATCATGTCGATGCCGACTGACACAAGCAAAGAGGAAATGGAACGGTTCAGCAAGGACTGGCTATCCAAGTTCGTTGGTGGCACAGCACGTGCATTCCGTACTGCATTCGTTCGTGGTGGTGACATCAAACCGACTGTCGTTACACCACCGATTAAGGACATGATGCTTCCTGAACTTCAGGAACGTGCAGAACGCAACATCTGTAAGACACTTGGTGTACCAATCACGATGTTGGAAGCGACTGCTGCTAACTATGCGACAGCACAGTCAGATGTCATGTCGTTTTGGCGCACCACAGTCATTCCTCGTTTGGGTATGTATGAGCAGGTAATTAACAACCAACTGCTGATGCCACTTGGGTACAAGTTGGTGTTTACACCTGAAGCGATGGATGTCATGCAAACCGATGAAGCACAACGTGCTAGTGCATTGTTGTCGTTGACACAAGCAGGGTTATCGGTTGACTATGCGATGGAAATCTTGGGATATGACACCGACTTCATCAACAGAATGCGTGAAGCGTCAGCACCACAGGTGACAGAGCAATCACAACCACTGCCACCACCAACGAATCCTGATGCACCCAAACCACAGGTAGAGGATTCGCAGGAAGATGCTGTCGATACTGCGAACGAGCAAACCACCAAAGCATTCGTACTTTGGCGACGCAAAGCGGAACGACGTTTGATAAATCAGAAGTCGTTGGACTTTGACTTTGTACATGATGACATCAGTCCTGAAGATGGTGCATGGATTAAGTACCAACTTGCTGATTGTGCGACTGTGCAGGAAATCAAGTCGTTGTTCGATTCGCTTAAAGCGATGGATATAACACCACAGGAAGAAGCGTTGTACGACGTGATTCGCACCTATCTTGGTGCACGTGGTGAAGAAGCGGTTCTTATCCTGCAATCAGGTCAACCATTACCTGATGGATTTCTTGATGGACTAATTGAGGAATTGCGACCTGTCCTGACTGCAAAGATGCGTGATGACCTGAACAAGTTGGAGGAACGTTACACAATCGACATTGACCCTGCTGTGCAGGAGGACATTATCATTCGTCAATTTCAGGCGTATGCACCAAAACTTATCAAAGAGTTGAATGCGACCACAGAGAAGTTGGTGAAGCGTGTTATCGACAATGCACGTAGTGTTGGTGGTGTCACCAACGAGGAACTTGCAATCCAACTGACACCTGCGTTTGGTGATAGACGTGCTTCGATGATTGCTGTCACAGAGTACACACGAAGTGCAAGTAACGCAACGACGGTGTATCAGGATTACTTGTCAGAGTATGGCATTAGGACTGTGCGTGTATGGAACACCGAAGCGGATGAAATCGTCAAAGAATGTCCCATCTGTTTTCCATTGAACGGCAAACCAGAGGAGGTATGGAAAGAACGATTCCCTGATGGTGCACCTGCACATCCTCGTTGTCGATGCGACATTACGCTTAAGGTGGTGCGTAGATGAGAATCGAAGTCAAGATTCCAAAGGACTTATTAAGCGACATTGAGAACGTGTACAAAACCGTTTCAGAACCTGTCCTCGTTGGGTTAGCCACCGAAGTACAGCATGAATTGATGTCGCAAAAACCACCACCACCACCACGTGGTTCAATGCAGTTCGTATCAGATGCACAACGTAAGTTCGTGATGGCTTCGATACGACGTGGTGACATCACAGTCCCATACAAGCGTGGTATTGCGAAGCAATCAGAACGAATGAATCGTTCGTTTAAGATTATTCGTGCACCACGTGAAATCGTTCTCACCAATTCTGCAAGTTACTGGCAGTATGTTATCGGTTCGCAACAAGCACGAATCCATCGAAACAGATGGAAAACCGCTTCGCAGATGGTAGAGAAAGTCATTCGTAGTGGGTTGCTTACTGATTTGGTCAATACTGCTATTCAGAAGAAGTTTGGTTAGGAGTATGCAGATGAAAGCAACGTACATACCACCTGTTGCAGTCGCACAGAACGCACAACAAGCACTTGACGTTCGTGCATCGAAACCTGCATCACAGCAGGGAATGACACCTGTTGGGCTAGCACGTGCAAATCAACTTGCATCACGACGACCTGTATCACTTGAAACCATACGACGAATGGTGTCCTACTTTGACAGACATGAAATCGACAAGCGTGGTTCGACATGGTCTGAAAAGGGGAAAGGGTGGCAAGCATGGTACGGTTGGGGCGGTGATGAGGGTCGTGTTTGGGCGAATAGTATTATTAGACAAGTAGAGGGAGTGAAGATTATGGAAGAGAAGCAATTTATCGTTGCGATGCGTGATGGCATGTTCTACATCTACCAAAATGCAGAGGACACCGAACCTGTTGTAGAGGACAGTGTTGAGAACTTTCTTGACACACTTGTTCGCATGATGGGTTATTCACGTGATGAAACAGAGGAATTGGTAGAGGAAGCCACCGAAGCCAACGATGATGAGGAATTGGTACAAGAAGATGCGCCAATGATGGAAGCGGAATCAGAGAAAGTAGACATGACGACTGCACAACGTGATGCACTACCTGATGCTGACTTCGCTATTCCACAATCACGCAATTTCCCTGTTGCTACACCACAGGACATTAGCGATGCTGTGTCAAGTTGGGGTCGCTATCGTGGTAATGTATCGTTCGAAGTGTTTAAGCGCAATCTGATTGCGATTGCACGTCGTAAGGGTCGTGCGTTCGTAGACGCTTTACCACAGTCATGGAAAGATGAAATGGCAGAAGAAGTGAAGCATGTTGCACGAACCATTCTGACACGAATGAGTTAGTGTTGACAGTACACTTATAATAGAAGTAGGAGGGTGCATGAACATTTATGCTGTAAAGAATGTGTCACAAAATATGCTCGCAGGTCGTGCCATCGTATTTGGTGGTGTAGACGTTGTTGGTGACACATTTACACCCAACACTGACATTGGAAGTACACGTTCGTTCGTAGGAATGCCTGTGTATTGGAATCATGCGATGTCAGGTACAAAGTCCCAAATTGGTGTTGTGACTGATTGGGAGAAGAACGAAGAGGGAATAGACCTGATAATCGAAATCGACAAGCGTGGTAAGTACGTTGCACAAATCATGGAACTTGCCAAAAGAGGAATGCTTGGACTTTCGACAGGTGCAGTAGGAAACACCGTTGTTCGCAAGGGTGGTGAAATACTGCGATGGATAGTAGGTGAAGTCAGTTTGACCACGACACCTGCTGAACCACGAACCTATGCGAATGTTAAGACAGCAAGTGCAGATGCCTTGTCAGTAAAACATGTCGCTGGTTATACATTCGATATTTCGGAAACTAATTTATCAGACTTTAAGGAGATGACTATCATGTCTATTGACAAAGACGCTTTGAAAGATGCCTTGTTGGATATTGCAGGTGAGCCTGCACAAGGCGGTGGGTTGTATATGGGTGGTAAAGCACCGAACGTCAAGAACGTAACGACTTTGGGTTTCAGTGAGGAGCCTGTTAAGGCGTTCTTCCATTACATCAAGACTGGCGACAAGATTGCGGCTAAAGCAACGATGGTCGAGGGTACTGATGCCAACGGTGGTTACACCGTACCGAACGAGGTTGAGCGTGAAATCATCAGCAAGCGTGATGAAGAGTCGATTTTGGGTCGCTTACCAATCACTCGTCGTCGCACTTCACGTGATTACTACGATGTCAACGTTGGTGAGAACAATTCAGACTTCTCATTCACGGCTGAAGCCAACACTGCGAACTTTGATGAGCCAACCATGGGTCAGTCAAGCATTCGCATCTACAAGGCTACGTTGGCACTTAAGGTTTCAGAGGAATTGTTGAACGATTCAATTAGCGATATTGAGGGTTTCATCACTGCTGAAATTGGTCGTGCACTTGCTCGTCACGTGAACACCTACATCTTGACTGGTTCAGGTTCGAGCCAACCATACGGTGTTGCTACTCGTGCTTCATTGAGTGAAACCCTTGCTTCTGCTACTGGTGTAGACGCACAGGACATTCAGAACATCTATCACAAGTTGCCAAGTGCCTACCATCAGGGTGGTAACACTGGTTGGGCGATGCGTATTGCGACGTTGGGTGGCATTCGTGGTTTGACTGGCAATCCGTTCTTGTATCAGAACACTCCTGCTGGCACGAATGGTCAAGGTGGCGAGCAACTCATGTACCGACCTGTGTTCTTGAGCGACAAGGTTGGTGCACCAACGACAGGGTTGACTTCAATTCTGTTCGGTGACTGGTCGCAGTACTACTTCGTTGAGAACGGTGGTTTGACCATTCGTCGCAACGAGTATGCTTACATGGAGAATGGTTTGGTTGGAATCTTCGCTACGGTTCGTTGGGGTGGTGATGCGGTTATCACCAACGCATTCGTCAAGGGCGTTCAAGCCTAATCTAGGAGGAACGAACCTTGAAAGTGCTACTTAACATTTCGATAGCACGATTCATCAATGGTTCTTGTAAGATTTTCAAAAGTGGGGAGGTCGTTGACCTCCCTGCTGATGAAGCGGAGAGAATGATTGTATTGGGGCGTGCAAATAGGGTTGATGAACCAATACAGCAAGAAGTTGACGTTCAGGTATCACCCAAACCAAAATCAACTTCGAAGCGAGGTGCGTAATGGCGTACATCACTACTGCTGAATTGAAAAGTTTCTTGGATATTACAAGTTCTGCTGACGATGCGCTTCTCGGAATTATTATTGCAAGTGCACAGGAAGCAATAGACAACTATACACTTCGCACATTCGAACCATCAGGTGCACAGGGAGGACATCACCCACACAAGTTTACACCACTTCCTAGACGACTTGGTGGTGACGTTGATGATGAGAATCCCCGATTGCTATGGTTGCAGGATATGGATTTGTCAGAGATTCAGTCAGTAGTAAATGGTGACGGTGTTACGATTCTCTCTACTGAATATATTACGAATCCTATCAACCATACACCGTGGTATGCAATCGAACTGAAGCGTGGTTCTAGCAAAGTGTGGACTTACACAGGGAACTCACCAGAGGGAACGATTGTTATCACAGGGAAATGGTGCTATGCACTTGAAGCACCTGCTGACATCAAGATGGCGATGTACAAGTTGTGTAAAGCATGGTACAACGGTCGTGCTGACAGCACAGGTGATAGGGACATACTGACGACTGATGGTGTTGTGTTGGTGCAGTCGAGGATTCCTAGCGATGTTACTGCAATCTTGAGTAAATACAAGAGGTACTCGTAATGGCTAGTCAATTACTCACCATCATTAACGCAATCAAAGCGTACAACCCACAGTACAACGGACAGAATGTCACGATTCGTTCAGGGTCTACAATTCCCAATACTGCGAATGCGACTGATTTACCAATGCGTATCATCAGCGCAATCGGAAATAGTGCAGGACAGGTTCAACGTATGACGCTTGGGTCTAGTCCTGTAATCACCCTACGATGGCAAATCACGGATGTACTATTGGGACAGCAGGTTGGACTAGGGATGGGTGAAAAAGACCAAAGCGATGCACAGATTGCATACGCATCTGCATATGCTGACTTAATACGAACGCTTGTTACCAACAAGTATCAAATTGAGGATGTACGCATCGTGATGGAAACCATCGAATATCCTGTTGAATCAGGGAATCGGTTCTACGGTGTTACCTGCGAGTATATCATTAAGGAAATAATCCAATAGGAGATTGCACATGGCACAGACTACAGGCGCAATTACAGGCGCAACAGCAAAGATTGAAATCAACGTAAACAGCACAGGGTACGTTGACATTTCAGGTTCTTCGCAGAGCATTGATGCTGTCGAAATGACACGTTTAAATGGTTCTGCACACACGATGGAGGGTGATTATGCCGTACTCACGTTCGGTAAGCAACCCCCAACGGAAATCACCGTGAACGTGTTATACACCGAAGTTTCGACAGAGGGTTTCATGAAAGCGGTGTCAGCATTGAAGAATAACCAATCGGTTGTACTTCGTTGGTATCCTGCAGGTTCGTTAGGAAAGTACTTCTTGACACCTGCTGGTGCAAAAATCTCAAGCGTTTCACTACCTGGGAATGACGCTTCAAGTGGTGAACCGCTTATGGTTTCGTTCACCGTTATGTCACCTGGGATTGAAACCGACATCGCTTAAGGAGGACTGAACTATGGCACAAACGACAGGTGCTATGACTGGTGCTACTGGTAAAATCGAAGTTTCGACTGATGGTAGCACGTGGTACAACATTTCGGGTTCATCGCAGAGCATTGATGCAGTAGAGTTCACACGGTTGAACGGTTCTGCACATACGTTCGAGGGTGACTATGCTGTCCTGACTTTTGGTAAGCAACCACCGACTGAAGTCACGGTCAACATTCTGTACACCGAAGTTTCAGGTGAAGCGTTTCTTCGTGCTGTATCAGCATTGAAGAACAACACGACGTTTAAGGTACGATGGCAAGCGATGGAT